CATTGTAACGAGGTAGGGATGAGGAGGCAACTAATACATCTCCATTGAACTTAGCATAGGAGTTTTGTACATTTGCAAAAGTCTTTTCAATGTTAGAATATCTGGTGGCATTAAGACCACTCACATCGGGTTTAAGAACATTTCTTCTTGCACTAAACGTGTTACCGTTGAGCTCCCCTTGTCCTTTTATTGTAAATGTAAACTGGTTTTGAATATCTACAATATCACCAGTCTTTTCAGCGCCACCAGACTCAATAATAGTTACACTATCACCAAGTCTTAAGTCATTTTTTATTTCAGTTGTGATGTTGTATGAGTTGTCAGATGAATCTACTAAAAGAATAGACCTCACATCAAACTTAGGAGTCACATTGTGGAACCAACTGCTGACAAGAGCATTGCTAGTTGTAATACCAAGTGACTTAATTTTAATTTTATCTCTGTTCTGATAGAATGAAGTATTCGCGTCAATAACATTTTGACTTAATACATTACCAATACGAACTTCTATTCTACTGGTTGTCGCAATGCCCACGAAAGGTGCATCAGTTGAAGCGATGGATACGGCATCAATGCCTTCAAAACCGTGAGCAACTATATTAAGACCAAGATCTGTAGCAGAAGATATTTCAACAGTTGTGCCAAATGTAGATGTATTCGCTGCACCAACACCAATAAACTGGTTAATAGTTTTAGAACGGTATGTTAGAATACCACTTTGACCAGTTACTCTTAGTAAACCTGAAGTTGGGAAACCAATAGTGGAGTCAACATCAATAATAGAGGCACCTGCAGCTACAACTGAAAGGTTTTTAGTCTTAGGATGAGCATGAAACTCACCTAACAAAGTTCCACCAGTGAGGTCGATATCCTTTGGATAGTCAAAGTCAACACTAACTTGGTAGTAGTCTTTGCTATTGTAAGTTAGTTTCTCTACATCAATGACAGTAGCGAATGCTTCATCAATATCATATTCAGGGTATGCACTCTGATATAATGTTTGGTTCTTTAATTTAAGAGGGTCACCTTGTATTTTCTCTACAACAAGGTCTCTTGTCTTTCTAAACTGAGCGTCAGATGGTCTGAATAAGAAGTCTTTTGGTTTTACTACTTCAGCGACTTCGCCATACAAAGCAGCAAACAGTATTCTAAAGGACTCATCAGTTCCTTTTGACTGATAAAAGTCTTTAGTTCTAGAAAGAAACAGTTTCTGATTGATATCATCATCAAAATCTCTTCTTTCAAAACCAGGAGCGATCTGTCCTTTCAGTTTTATAAGAAACTGTTTTAACAACAGATTACTAAGGTTTACAATCTTCGCGCCTTGAGTGTGAGATGCTGCTTCAGAAGTTGTAAAGGTAAGGTTGTCTTTATCTTCTACAAATGATGTTACACCAGAAAAACCACGAATACATCCATTAAAACTATTCCTAGACTTAGAAGTGTAGAGAATAATCTCTCCATCAATTTTTAAGAGACCATATCTTTCGGGAAACTTATATGTTCCAAATGTATTAGTAGCAACCTGAGTGCTTGCTGTAATTGTATTACTAAAAGTGTCAATGTCAGATTCAAGAATAGTTTCATCAACGGTGTCAATTAAGGTTTCAAGTTTTAGATACTCATCAATATTTTGTATGACATCAGCAGGTGCTGTAGGATATTCTTGTGAAATATAATATTGCTTTAAAAATTCACCAACCAAGGGAAAGTCATCCCTAACAAATGCAGGTAACTGATACTCAATGATGTCCTGGATCTGTACGCGCTGTAAGTCGGTAGATATCATCTCTTACTCTTTAGTATGAATATGTAGGTGTGGATGTTGAGGGTGTTGTTGGAGTTGTGGAAGTGGTAGTAGAAGATGTTGTGGTTGTTGTAGTTGTTGTACCACTTGTTTCTTGAGTCACTCTCCCTATTGATATTGCATCAGTAGATCCTCTAACCAAAGCACCGTTTGCAAAACTTGATGTGACAATATAATTTGAACCAGAAATATCATAACCTGAGGATATTCTATCGTTGATAGAATTAATGGTAACGTTATTAGTATCTAGTTGAACATACAGATCATGCAATCCAATAATATCATTAGAGAATGGGACTGCAGATATTTCAATAACAGGGAACTGTTTGTTAAGTTGTGTTGATATAATATTGATAGGATTTAATTTTATCTCACCCTTTATGTAATCGACAGTGCCTACATTTCTTTTAACAACAACTGCCTCTGTAGGAGAGTTTAGACGTATAAGATTGACAGTTCCTGTATTAAGATCAAAAAATGGTGAGTCAGCAAGATAGACAACACCAGGGATACCGCTTACCTGAAAACCAGATGACTTAATATTATATCCAATTTGTCCTCTATGAGTTCCATGTCCATGGTTTTTAATATGGAATCTATTGCCAAAACATATCTCATACTCTGCAAAAGCATTCAGGGACGCTCTGAGGTCCCTACGCATCTGTATGGTGGTGATATTGGATGTGATGGCATCATTAGTATTATCAATGACACCCAAGAACTTACTATATTTAAACCGTGCGCCAAACTTATTCATTTCTGTTGAGTTGGCGTATCTATTAATATTAGTAGACACCAGTGACTTAACTTCATCACCGGAAGAAATCATATTACCGTCATAGTAAACATTAGACAGAACTTCAATATAAAGATACTTTAGGTCAGTTATTTCTAACTCTATGCCACCAACTGAATATTTCTTTATTTCTCTTTTAATATTATCTTTGACTAAGTTAGATAAGTAAGCACCGTTGATAGGTTTAATACTAGCAAATACTTTTCCAAATTGAGGAGGACTTAACTCTTCACCACCAAATACCGACACAGACTCTGCTTCACGATAGATGGTTGGTAAAAGATTCTCATAGTCAGTAGATGTTACTGCTCTTCTTTGAGATGAATAGATCTGAGGGGCATATTTTTTAATAGACTCAATACTTTCAATATCATCACCGCCAAATGATGGTGTATTAACAGTAACCAAAGAGATGCCACTTTCAATTGCAACTGCATCTCTTGAGGTTGTCAGTTTACCGGAGAAACTTAAATCAAATTGACCGTTGCCACTTGATCCCTTAGTAACAATATATCGAACTTCAACAAAGTTAGGTTCTTCTAGTTTCTTTCCAAATACACCATCACCAAAAATAATTTCATATCTAGAGTCTTCTATCTCTTGTATCCAATATACAGGAGACTCACCATCTACTTCAAACAAACTTTCTGCTAAACGATACTGTCTTTTTACAGTGGAAAAACTAGATGGTTTAACAATAACTTCGATGGTTGAAGTATCAATATTTGAAGACTCTAAAACAAACCTTTGTTGTGGGTTGTAGTTGTCATAAGAAAAATTTGCCGTGACATATGTGCCCTCATATACATCAATATTATCAAAGTTTGCTACATTATTAATAACAGGCACTGTCACATCACTCATCATTGAAAATGTGAATGCTTCATTATTAAAGTTTTGAGAGTTCGCTACTAAACCTTTATTCAGAGTTATAGTCTGTGGTTTAGTATCATAAGCGGATGTGTCTACTAAGAAAGATATGTTTGCTCTACTTGCCCTTTGAGACCTAGGGGTGTAACCTATATTCCTCGCCAGAGACACCACGTTCTCTCTGAGAGTGGCGGAATCAATGAATACCTCATTAGATACCATATTGGCATTATATGAGGTTATATACGTGTTGTACGCTAACGCATCGATAATAGTAGAAAGGTTCGACCCTTCAAAATCATAATCAGAAAAGTTTGAGTTTGACCTTAGATATTCTGTGATCGATTGCTTGATCTGATCGAAGTCTAGGTTGGCAAAGTTGACTAGTGCCATTATCGTGTCTGTTGTAATGCGAACGATAGTTGCTGAGGAGAAGCTTCTACCCCAACAATGTCATAACGAATAGAGATTTCATATGAACCTACGCTAAAGTTTGGTTGTACAATAACTTGACGTAATCTTACTCTTGGTTCAAAATTATTAATTGTATTACGGATTTCCTCTTTTAAAGCATCAGTCGTTATGTCATCCATCGGTTCAAATAACAGACGACTAACTTGTGAACCAAGTTCAGGATTAAAAGGGCGCTCACCGGGAGCGGTCAAAACTAAGTTGCGAATTGAACGTGCAATAGCAGTTTCATTTTTATTTGCAATCAAATCAAAGGTAAGAGGACTTACCTTAAAAGACATTGAAATATCTTTGAACGCTTTACTTGCACGTTGAACAGGCACTATTTACAAGCGAGTATAGTTTATTTATCTCTTTCCTGAGCAGTTTTCCAGAAGTAACTTTCTTGGTCGCCTAAACCCATTCTATCGTATCCATTTTCAACTTGATAGTATTCAGTTGATACTTTAAAGTCAGGTTGCTTCGGCACCTCTGGTGTCAAACTGTTATCATA